CGGCGGTGATAGCGGCAACATCAACGCAAGTGGTTGCATCGGTGGCGTTGCCCCGGCTTTCCTGATTACACGCGATTAGCGTGTAATGTATCTTGAATCACCCGGCTTTATGCCGGGGAAGGGAGAATTGTAATGCTGATATTTCCGCTTAAAAAAGAATGGTTTGACAAGATTAAGAGCGGCGAGAAAACAATCGAGTACCGCGAAGTCAAAGGATATTGGCAGAGTAGGTTTTATAACGAAATGGGATTTTTCCCGGAGCAAACACAGGTTATAAAGCCTATTCCTTGTAAATTGCGGCTTGGATATACAAGCAAGTATTTGAAGGCGTGTATTTCAAAAGTCGAGGTTGTAAATGGCAAAAATACTGACTTGAAGATTGATAAGCCGGTTTATGCAATACACCTGATTGATGTAAAAGAGGTTTGAAATGACGACAGGCGAGTTTGCGGACATTGTGCAGAAAATGCGCGAGGCGCAAAAGCAATATTTTAAGACACATTCTAGTGAATGGCTTGATAAATCAAAGGCACTTGAAAAGCAGGTTGATACGATTCTTGAAGAGCGTAACAAGAGAGAATACGAGCGGAAAAATCCGGGGTTGTTTGATGAAGAAGGAAACTAAAAAACTGATTGCATGGATAAAAAAGATTCTGAAAAACGGTGAAAACAATCACCCTATCGAGGAATCAGAAGACTACCTGATAAACGAGGCAAGCGCAATTTGTTTGCTTGATAAGTTTATTGAGGTTGAAAAGCAGCTTACAAAGGGCGGAATCATTCAGGATAAAAACGGCAAACTTTGTAAGGACGGCGACAGAATCCGGGAAATTGGATATGAAGAGCGCGAGGGTGTTTTGAAATGGGATAGCGTTCAAAGATGTTTTTGCTTTGATTGGGATAACATTTCAGACCGTCTTAACGAAATGGACTTTGAAAAGATTGAGGGGTGAAAATGATTATCAAGATTATTTGCAACATCTTTTTAGGGCTATTTGTAATGAGCGCGACATTGTTAATGTTCATGTTCTTACTGGCTATTTTCGTTGGAATGTGGGAACACCTGAACGAAGCAGAAAGAAAAGTAAAAAAAATTAAGGAGCGATAAAAATGATTGATTTGCAGAAATTATGCAAAATAACGCTTGAAAATGCTGAAAAAAGGCAGAAAAACGGCGCAAAAATTGACACGGACACCCGGAAAATGATTAAACATTGTGCTACAGAGGTTGTTGAATCGGCAGAGGCTTATAACTCTATGGTTGACGGCGTAGCAAATAAAGAAATCTTTGCCGGTGAAATTGCTGACATTATTTGTTGCTGCCTAATTATTGCCGGTAAAGAAGACATCGACATTGAGCGCGCAATTTATGGTTGCGTAGAAAAGAACGAACGCCGGGCAAACAGAATCGGCGACAAGTTATAAAAAGTAGTTTTAGGTGGGGTTATGGGGATAGGCGAAATACTGGGAATAATAATAACCGTGATATTCGCCGTGATTATGTCAATTTTGGCAATAGGCGTGGCGATAATAAATCTTTTTGACAGGGAGCGCAAAGAAGACTATGAGCGACAAGTACAACAGACAGATAAGAAAAGCGATAAACAGTAAATACAAGTCGGCTTTTGATGAAGTGAGAATCTACATTGAAGCAAAAGCCCGGAGCGCGAACTTCTTTCAGAGGTTGAGAATTGCGGCGCGTTATGTCTTCAAAAAAGATTTTAACGCCTTTTTGTGAGGGTAGATTATGAGCGACGAGCCTAAAATCATAACAGACCGTAAAACATACCGCGTAACGCGGATTTATCCATGCTGCGCGACTTGTAAACACTCTTATGTAAGAATGGGAATAAGTTTGTTATGCAATAACCGCGACGAGTGGGTAAAAGAATCTTGCGTAGAGCCTTTAGGAATCTGCGATAGTTACGAAAAGCAGGAGCAGGAAAAATGACGGAAGAGGAAAAGCAGAAATTAAACTTTATAGAGTTTGACTATAACGACCTTCATTTTGAATGTTTCAAGGGCGGAATGGTTGTCTATAAAGATGGTGAAAAAATCGGACAATGCTTTGATGTGTTTACAAAGTTTATGCCGCCAAAAGAAGACATAATAAAGTTTTGGGAAGCACTGACAAACGAGTTTATAAAGGAGTAAGTGAAAAATGATTAGATATGTTGGCGTAATACCTGACAGATTAGAACATTGTACTATTTGCGGCGGACAGGCTTGGAAGTATGTCGCTATTGAGGTTTATAACTACAAAGAATATACAAGCCATAGAATGTGCGCGCCTAATAAGAATATGTATGTTTGCAAAGAATGTGCAAGAAAACTTTCAAGAAAGTTGCTTGAGTTCATTGACGAGGAGTAAGAAAAAAATGGCAAAAGAACATTTTGAAAATAGCTTTGACAGATTGCTTATTGAGCATAGAAACATAACAAAAGAACTTCTTGAAGCGACCAAAAAAAACAGAAAACTTGAAGAAGAAAATAGGCAGCTTAGAAACGAGGTTCAGGATTTAAGAGCATATTGCGAACAGATAGGTAAAATTAAAACAGGTGTTCTTAAATTATTTGAGCATATTGTAGCGAGGTAGAAAAAATGAAGTTTGAAAATACAACAGTTACAGGAATCGAAAATGCAATAATCGGCTTGCGCTTGCCGATGTCAAAAGTTTTGAGGACGCTAAAAGTAAGTCGGATTCTGTATTCATTCCCGGCGCAATATCGCAAATAAAAATCGGCGACGATGATTTACGCATTATAAACAATCTTTTGAGGGCGGACGGCTGCGGAAGAGCCGGAGAGCCTAACAGTAAGTTTATGCGCATGATTCATGTACAGGTGGCAATTACCGCGCCGTCATATTTTATGGCAGAACTTGATACATATAAAATTGGAACTGTACGCAATTCAACATCAGTACAACATAAAGGCGTATCGAGAGCATATAGCATAAACGATTTTGAGGTAGAGCCTGATGTATTAGAAGTCTTAACAGAAAAAGACAGAGAAATCATAACATTAACATATCCTTATGAAACTAACGAATATCGCATATACACTTGCGAGAACGGCAGAAAGTATAAAGTTTTCAAAAACGGCAGAATTATTTCATGTGCTTATTCTCTAACAGATTCAACTGGACGAACACGACAATTTGAAGAAAAAGAATGTGTTCCAAGTGCTACACCGTCGGGATATTTTGAAATAAATATAGGTGGACGAAATGGCGAAAAGTGGCTTTTGCATAGATTGATTGCAACTTGTTGGATTGATAATCCTGATAAACTTTCAACAGTAGACCATATAAATACGGATAAAGGCGATAATAGTGTAGAAAATCTTGAATGGGTTACTCTTGAAGAGAACATAAGGCGAGAATGGCAGAATCATAAAGGTTTTGACAAACAAAAAGCGTACAAAAACTGGAAAGCGTCAAGTAAAACAATGCCACCGGAAAGAATGAGGATAAGAGATTTATATAAAAATGGAATGTCCCAAAAGGAAATTGCAGAATTTATGCAGATGTCGCAAGCGCAAATATCTGTAATACTAAGTGATTCTGAATCAACTTCAAAAAACAAAGATTTATTTGAGATGTGTTATTACTGGGAAGAACTCATAAGTACACTAAACTCTCTAAGAGAAAAATATCTTGAAACAAAAGACTATTCGTATTTTAGAGCCATTAGGCAAATATTGCCAATGAGTTTTAAATATACATCAATGTTTGATTGCAATTATGCGACCTTGCGTAATATTTACGCATGGAGACGCGGACACAAATTGACAGAGTGGCACAAGTTTTGCGACTGGATTTGTACACTTCCATTACACGAACTTATAACGGCAGGAACGGAAACAGGAGACGCAAAATGAAAGAAGAAGTAAATCACCCGGAGCGTTACGGCGGCGACACGGTTTATGAGTGTATAAAAGTTTTAGAAGCATGGTTACCGCCGGAACAGTACAAAGGATTCTTACGCGGCAACGCACTTAAATACTTATGCCGCGTTGGAAAGAAAGATAATACCGTACAGGAACTTAAAAAAGCTGAATGGTATTTGAATAAACTGATTGAAAAGGAAGTGCAGGAAAGTGAAGGCAAACGAAATTGAAGAAATGCCCGGTAAATGCTGCGGTAATTGCATATCATACCTGACAGACGAAGACGATAACGGCAAAGTTACCGATTTTCACCATGACAGGGATAAAGATAGCGGATTTTGCGCGTTGCGCGATTTATTCTACGGTGTAGAGAAAAACGAAAAACCTTGTAAAGATTGGGAGTATGACAATGGCGAAAACAGTTAATTTATTAAAAGTTTACAGGCGTGAACTTATTACAACGCTTAACAAAAACGATATTGAGGCGTTCAAAGGACATTATAAAAGGTGGAGCAACTATTTACCGCCGATTCCAAACGCGAAAGTTTTTGAAGTTACATTCTACAAGACAATGTACAACGAGCGCGCCGTTTATCCGAAATTGAGAAAACAGGCTAAACAATGGCTTATTGATAACGGTTACAATCCAAACATAAATTAAGAGGCGGATAGAATGAATACATTTTATAGCGGCTATCCGTTTTCGGGGCGTAAAAATACCGGCAACAAATACCACAATCAGAAAACAAAAATCGGCGATATGGTATTTGATTCAAAGAAAGAAGCAAACCGATTTCAAGAATTGAAATTATTGGAGCGTGGCGGCGTTATATCTGACCTAAAAACGCAGGTACGCTTTTTAATATGCCCGAAAGAAGGCGGAAACAAAAGAGCGCGTTATTATGTCGCTGATTTTGTTTATACCGAAGGCAGTAAAACAATCATTGAAGATGTAAAATCGGAAATTACACGAAAAAACGCCGTTTACAGTCTCAAAAAAGCACTGGTACAATGGCAATATCCTGAATACATATTCCGGGAATCTTAAAAAACCGTGTAATGATTAAACTAAATAATTGATTTTTAACGCCTTATAGAGTAAAATAATAGGCAAAAGAACTCTTCTAAAAAAACTTTTTAAGTATCATTCTGACCGATGATACAAATAAAATGGGTGGGAAAGTGAAAATCCGTTTTAATTGTATCGTTGAGTATCTTAACGAAAAGCAAACATCAAACTTTACCGGCAGCGTCAAATTATCTTTTGAGAATGGCGATATTGTCATGGTAAACGAGGCAAACAAGCACGATTTACCGACTTCAAAAAACACAAAGGGCGAGCAGCTTATAGCCGAGTATCTTAGAACCGCGACAGAAAACAATTTTAATGGCGCGGTAGTTTTCGTTTTTGATTCCGGCAAGTGTACAGATTATTCTTATAGCAGGACATACAAAGGCGAGACCCTAAAAAATTTTTTGGGGGCGTAATATGCAGGTATGCCCAAAATGCGGCGCAAAAATCAAGTACATAGCAACAGGCTACGCCACACAGGCGGTGTGTGAGGCTGAACCACTGGAAGTGGTTAATGACAACGGACACAGGTTTAAGGGTTATCCGCTCCACAAGTGCAAAGAGGAAATAAAGAGCGATGAACAAAAGAACGGTAAATAATAATTCTATTAACATAACAGGCAATAGAAAAACAAAAGAAAAAGACACACCGCTTTTTTGTAAAATTGATGATGATAAAATCATTGATGGGAATATTTTCAAGTGGACTGAAAACTTGCCGGATAATCAACGCCGGTTTGTTATCTTTTATGTATTTCAGTTTTTTAATAGCGGCAAGTACAACGCGACGGACGCAGCAAGAAAAGCCGGTTATAAAGATTCAAAAACACTTAAAGCACAGGCGCAGCACTTAATCGAAAACGAAAAAGTGTATCGTGAAATCAGAAATATTCAGTCGCAGGTAGCTGAAAAGTATACCAAAGTAGACCTAAAAAACGAAATTATGCGCATTATTGAACGAAAAAAAGAGCGCGCACAATTTAACCCGATTGAGGTTTACGATATTGAAGAGACTACTACAGACGAAGGCGTTAGATATGTTCGCGGTGATGTAAAACCAAAAAGCGAACTGACTGAAAAACAAAAGCGTATGATTATGGGCGTAAAGTTTGAAGGACAACGCGGAATTGTAAACTATGTTACTCCTGATGTCGCAAAAGAAGAAAACGACCTTATAAACATTTACAGTAAACTCTTTGATAAAAAAGACGAATCCGGCAACGATTTTGACATTGAAACAACGGCGGAAATTATCGGCGAGAAATTGCAGGTAAAAACAAAAGTTATAAAGCAGAATCGCGAAACGGCTGAAATGTCGGAACTGGCAGCAATCGGCGCAATTACGCGCGAGGAAGAGGACTAGCGAAAAATGGAATTATGGACGCCCGAAGAAAAATTAAACTATGTCTATGCCTTTATGAAGTACGACCATAAAGATATTGAACTGGACTTTTGGCAGGACGATTTTATCAGGAATCGCAACAGATATATAAGCCTTCTTAAAAGCAGACAGACCGGCTTTTCTTTCGTAGTCGCTATTAAAGGACTTGTAAAAGCATTAGACCCGGCAAGAACTCAATACACAAAGCAGTTTGTTTCATACAACGAAGAGGACGCGCAGGAAAAAATCAGATATGCGCGGCAATTCTATGATTCAATTCCGAATCGCTACAAAAAGAAATTAGTACACCAAACGGCGACAATGTTAGAGTTTGAAGATGTAGGAAGTAAAACTACAAGCCGTTTAATCAGTTTACCATGCAGACCGCCGCGAGGTAAAAACGGCGATGTATGCCTCGACGAGTTTGCTATTTACTTGCCGCGACTTTCAAAAGAAATCTATACCGCAGCGTCATTCTGTACCTTGCGCCGTGGCTGCATTGAAGTGGGCAGCACACCTTTAGGAACTATCGGCAAGTTTTATGAGATATGCACGAATAGAGAGAGTTACCCGAACTTTGACCGCTATTTTATTCCGTGGTGGTATGCAAAAGTAATGTGTAAAGATGTACGCGGCGCGGTGCAGTTTGCTAAAGACATGGAGACCGCCGAGCGCGTAGAGCGTTTTGGAACTGACCGCCTTATATCGCTATTTCAGAACTCTACACTGGAAGACTTTCAACAGGAATGTGAATGTGTATTTATTGATTCATCGGCAAGTTATATTTCACTTGAATTGATTTATGCAAATACACCCGGACGGCGCGAGGAAGATATACCGACAAATATTGAAAAAGACGAAGACTATTTCGCCGCAAAGCGTGATGTAGAAATTCATTGTTTCAAAGACGCTGACGAACTGATATTGAATTATAGCCCGGAAAAATACGGCTCACCTTTATTTATGGGGCTTGATATTGGACGCACTTCCGACGCTACAGTTTTTTATATCATCGGAGTTATCAACGGCAAGAAAAGGAGCGTTTTAAGACATGAAATGAGAAATGCCGATTTTGACGCGCAGACCGCCGTATTAAATAAACTTATGGAGAACTTGCCTATTTATCGTTGCTGCATTGACGACGGCGGTTTAGGACGCAATCTTGCTGAAAATGCGCATAAAAGATATGGAGAACGCGCGGAACTGTATCACTTTGATTTACAGTCAAAAGAAATACTTGCTATGGGCGTAAGAACTGGACTTGAACGCCGGGAATATGAACTTGATAATGACCGCGATTTTCATGCGCAGATTCATAGCATTAAAAGAACGCCGTCAAGTGGCGGTAGTTTTAGATATGACGCTGAACGAAACGAAAAAGGACACGCCGACAGTTTTTGGGCGTGGGCGTTGGCAAGTTACGCAACGGACGGCAAAAAGATTGAACCGAACTTTTACGCCGAATATGCTAGAAAAGAACGATTCAGTGGTAACATTGAATAACGGCAATATAGAACCCTCAAATATTCCGCAAACATCGCTGACCCGAACGCGCGGTAAATCCTTATCATCAGTTTTAAGGAGCGTTCGCAATGGCAACAGATAACAATAAGCAGCTTATCCCGATTCAGAAGAGTATTGAAGTTGAACCTATCGACATTAAGAGGGAAATCAATCGCGCTAAAAAGTATGCAAGGGCGTATGTACCGACTGACTATGCAAGAGCAAAGCAGGGCGGCTCACAATCATCATTTTTTGACCCATACCGCAATATTGAAAACGAATACGGAAACTTGCGGACGGCGGACGGACATTATAACCGTGAAGTTGATTGTCAAACCTTACGCCGCGTTTCTAAAAAAGCGTGGATAATCAATTTATGTATCATCAATGTACAGAAAAAAATTAAACCGTTTCTCAAACCTTCCACAAACCGCAACTTACGCGGTTTTGTTGTTAAGAAAATCGGTGAAGATGTAATTAAGGCAGCCGGGCAGAAATCAGAGGCGAGAACTGAAATAGAGCAGTTTTTGCTTAATACTGGAATTGAAAAATCACCTGACCGCGATAACTTTACAAGATTCTGTATTAAGATTTTAAGAGACGCGCTTGAAATCGACCAAGTAGCAACAGAAATCGGGCGCACTGTATCGGGCAAAGTTTACGCATTTTGGGCGGTAGACGGCGCGACAATCGAGCGCGTATTACCAAATCAGGATAACCCTTTTCACATTAAGTATGTACAGGTTATTGATTCTATTCCACAGGCTTTTTATCCCGAAGATTCATTGATTTTTGACTATCAGAATCCGCGTAGTGATGTACGCTATTCATTCTATGGCTATTCACCAGTTGAACAGGCAATAGACCTGATAACAAGTACAATTAACGCATTTACATATAACGCCGGATTCTTTACAGAAAATAAATTGCCGCGCGGTATGCTTTTATTGGACGGTAACGCAAATCAAGAGACCGTAGAGCAAATGGAAGACTACTTATGCGACATTATGAGTGGAACTACCGCAAATCAATGGCGTGTACCGATTATTCCGGCAGGTAACGGAACAAGCGGCGAAAATAACTCTATCAAGTGGGTAAGTTTAGGCGGCACAAATAAAGAAATGGAATTTCAAGGTTGGCTTGACTTCCTGACAAGTGCTATTGTTTCGCTTTTTGGTTGCAGCATGGAAGAGTTAGGACTTCACTCTTCAAAATCTCAACCGATGTTTGAGCATAATACTACACCTGAAATCGAAGCGTCAAAATCGCTTGTACTGGGTGATATGTTGGCTTTCTTTCAGCAGTATATCAATCAGATTCTTGAAAAAGCATATCCGGGATATGAAATCGAGTTTGTAGGATATGAACGCGACGACCCTAAACAGATTCTTGACCTTACAAAAACCGAACTTGAATCTTTTAAGACTTTGAACGAAGTAAGAAAAGAAAAAGGACTTAAACCGATTGAAGCAGACTGGGCGGACAAATGCCCGGCAAATCCGCAGTTTGTACAGATGTATCAATCTGCACAAATGGACGGCGGCGGAATGGAAGACCCGGACGCAGCAGAAGACGGAGAAGAAACCGACGGCGACTTTGGCGAAGAAAACGCGGAAGAAGAAAGCGACAATGTAGACAATGACGCATGGGGCGAGATTACCGGAAACGATAAAGAAGAAAACGCAGGTAATGAGGATAACGCCGGAGAGGAAGAAGAAAACCCGGAAGGCGTTGAGAAGTCTTTTAAGTATTCATTTTAAGCGGAGAATCTTTAATGAAAAGTATTGAAATTGAAATAACAGACATTACAGAGGGAAACCGCAAGGCAAAGTTTGAGCAGCTTGAAAAAAGTTTGAACGGTGGTATTCCTGAATATATCCCGGCTGACAATACGCCGCGTTTAGGCACAATCAATATTAAACTCAAAGACTATTCAAGTGAGCGCGTAGAAAAAGCATTGCGCACTATGGCTATGAGTTTATCCATACCGCTGAAAGCTGCAAAAGGCGAAGTATTTTTTTATAAAGCGCAGGAAGATTTAACAGACAAGTGGTGTATGTTCTTTTCTGAACTTGTACGCAATACATATGATTATGTAACAGACTATTTAGACTTGCCAAAGAAAACCGTAATGTCAAAATCTGACATACTCACTCATAAAGGCAAGATTCTTTACAATCCTTCTACAGGCGAACCTCTTAAACAATCAGACTGGAATAAGTTTGTAGGAAGCCTTGAAAAGTTTTTGAACCGCAATATTAAAGATGTCGAAAAGAGAATCATTCTTGAATCAAAATCACTTTCTAAAATCCTCAACCGTATGCTGAAATACAACACTCTTGAAGCCGTAAAAAAATTACGGTTAAGCGAATTACAGTATCACGGAAAATCTTTTGACTGGATAAGTGAAAGTACAAAGAATATGCAGAGTGTTTTAGGCGAAAGTCTCACTCGGCAGGAACAGGCGCGAATTGAAGTAATGACACAATCGGCAGCGCAGGAAATAACAAATATTACTGACAAAATGCGCGGCAATATTAAACAGATTCTTATTGACGGCGTAAAAGGCAAAAGAAGCAAAGGACAGGTCTCACAAGCATTGTTTGACAAAATGGTAGGTGATAACCGCGACTTTCAGAGAGTTGCTGACACAGAGATTCAGAACGCCTTTAATAATTCTTTTGTGCAGGAAGAAGTTTATAACACCGAAGAAGGCAAAAAGACCTATTTTAAGCGCATTGAAGTAATTGACGGTAACACTTGCCCGAAGTGTAAAGCAATCAACGGTAAAATTGCCGTATGGAGTGATAAACCGCTGAATGATGAAAAATCAAAAGACAAGAACGCTGATTATGTGATATGGGAAGGCAAGGAAGGCAGCGAATGGGAATTGCCGTTATCGGTAAAGCACCCTTATTGCCGTGGAACTTGGGCGCGCTATGATGTCGGACTGGATAACATCAACATTGACGCGCTTGTAGCGGAACAAAGCGGACATGCTAAGAAGTGGAATAACGCCGTAAAGCAGGCTACAAAAGAGTTTGAAGAAAAAGGCGTAAAGAATCCCGATGATTCCACAAGAGGCTTTACTGACAGAATTCAAGAAATCTTTAACAGCGAAGATGTTCAAAAATCTATTTTTACAGATTGGAAAGTAGAATTACACCATCTTTGTGATAAAAAAGGTTTAGACTATGATTCTATTATTCAAAAGTATGATGATAAATCGACAAGGTATGTTGCAGAAGAACTGTTAGGGCAAGATGTTGAAAATGTAATTGCATACAAAGCGTATAAAGATTTGAATAAATCCCTTACATGGAGCGGTCACAAGCTGCAAGGACGCACTACCTTTAACGGCTTGAACATCAGCATTGAAAATAAAAAAGGAACTATCCGGCGCGGCGTTGATTCAGACGGTCATAAATGGGCTATCAAAATGCACTATGACTATGGATATATCAGAGGCACGGAAGGCGTAGACGGCGACCATGTAGATTGTTATATCGGTGATAACATTGACGCTAAAAATGTTTATATCATTCATCAAAAAATACCGGGAACTGATAAATACGACGAAGACAAGTGTATGCTTGGCTTTGACACACTAGCAGACGCTAAAGCGGCGTATTTGAAACAGTATGATAAACCGGGCTTTTTTGGCGGCGTTGATACTGTACCGTTTGAACTTTTTAAGCAAAAAGTTTTAATGAAAAAATATCACGGCAAGAAACTTGTATTAAATTAGGCAGCATGGCAAGGTTGTAGTTGCCATAAGCATAAATAACCGCCTTAGAACCGCGTACATTCAAGGGCAAAAAACAAGGGGGCTATTATATGGCTTTTAGAATTGGATTTTTGGAGCGTTACAGGGCTAATCACGAATGGGAAACTATTCAGAAATCACGCCCGGTAAAGTACATACGACGCTATCCAAAGAAAACAGGTAAAGGGTGGAATTACGTCTATGAATATTCATGGAAACACCCTTTAACGGCGTTACTTGAATGTTTCGGAATCGGCAAAAAGAAGATTGACGAAACATATACAAGCGACATTAAAGAAGAGTACGGCGTAAGTAAAACTACTTGGGCGGCTCATGTACTGGAGTATTTCACTAACAAAGTTAAGTGGGATAATCTTTTTTCCAAAAAGGAAAAACGCGACAAGTACAAAAAGCCGGTAACACAGAAAGCAGTTGAAGCTAAAGCCGCTGCAATCGTTGCCGAAAAGAAAGAACCGAAGGCAAAGAACGCTGATAAAATGATTATCAATCGTTCTTTAATGCGTAAAGTATGGGCTACTTTTAGCGTAGAAGGACAGAGAATTGACGAAGCGGAAAGCGAGCAGGAAAAGCACGATAACCGCAGTAATGCCATGAAAGGCAATAAGAACGCCGAAAAGAACGGCGTTTATACCGATGATTTACAGGGGGTAAACAATGGTAACACTGGAATTGAGCCGGGAAGAATTTCCGATGGTGCTGAAAACATACGGACTGGAAGGGGCGAAGAAACAAGCCGTGAGAATGTTGGTAACACAGGGCGAGAAGACAACACAGACGAATCTTTACTCGTGTCTAGCGAACTTGGAAGAGGACTTGCAGAACCAAACGGCGATGTCAATGCAGGAAGAGGACGAATAACAAAAGGACAGGCGCGAAAAATCCGCGAACAGTGCCGCGAGATTCTTAAAAAGCCTGATTCAGAAATTACTGACGCAGATAAACAGATTCTTGCGCAGTATGTCGGCGCAGGTGGAACAGACGAAGAAGGAAGCAGCAATAGCGGCGTTCTTTATGAGTTTTATACACCGCGTAATGTTATTTCTAAAGTTTGGGAAATTGTCGATAAATACAATCCTCGACAGGATAAAAGCGTTATTGAACCTTCTAGCGGTATTGGACGCTTTGCAGAAGGCAGAAGCGAAAAGTTTACGATGTTTGAACTTGAACAGGATAGCGCAAGAATTGCGCATATCTTACACCCTGACGCTGAAATTGTGCAGGGAGCATTTCAAGAAAACTTCATGAAGAACAAAAAAGGACGCTTTACAAAAGATTTTGAAAAGTACGATGTAGCGGTAGGAAATCCGCCTTATGGTGCTTATACCGGCAAATATAAAGGTATGGGCGAAGGTAAAGACTACAAACGCTATGAGACATACTTCATGTCGCGAACACTCGACACTGTAAAAGACGGCGGAATTATGGCTATGGTAGTGCCTAGCGGATTCCTTAACGGCGGTAGTTCATACGGTAAAGACCTTGAAAAAATCGCAGGTAAAGCAGAATTACTCGAAGCGTGGAGACTTCCTAACGGAACTTTTGACAGTACCGATGTCGGAACTGATATTGTCGTATTCCGCAAGGGTAAAGGTACAACAGTAGACGCGCTGAAAAATTACTTTACAAACAATCCTGACCATATCGCCGGTGAAGTGTCTACAAGAATCGGACGCTTTGGCGAAGAGACTTACATTAAACCAAAAGACGGTGAAACATTCGAAAGCGCAGTAGCAAATATCAATGTCGGACAGGCTGAAATTGACAAGATTATCGAACAGGAAGCCGCAAAAGTTGAAGTCAAAGAAGTAAAGAACGAACCTAAAAAGATTACTTCTAAAACTATTTTCGGCGATGTCGTAAAACTTGACGACGGAAGAACTGGAATTGTACAGGGATATGTAAAGCGCAATCGTAAGACCGCCGGTGTAGTCGTAAATGTGGACGGCAAGAGCGAAGAAGTATTATTTACTGACGAACAGGCTGAAAAGCGTAACCGCTCGGAAGCTATGAAGGGTAATAAAAACGCAGAAGGCGCACACGATTATCCTATAAGCCCTGACGCACACTTACTCGACGCGGCAGAGTTTAACAAGATGTACGGTAAAGACATCGACCCTAAAGACCTGCCGGTTTGGAAAGTAACCGATAAATACGGCAATATTGACATGACAAAACTTTCTGACGAACAGAAAGAATACATAAAATCATCAGACCATTATGTAAAAGAAGGTGATACTTATGTAAACGCCGTAAACTATGCGAGTGGTAATATCCGTAAGAAATTACGCGAACTTGACCCGGAAGACCCACAGTATGAAACTAAAAAAGCCTTACTTGAAGCGGTATGCCCTAAAGAAAAAGGACTTTTGCGCACTTGGAAAGAAGTGGACGAAAACGGCGTAGAAGTTGAAAAGTCGGACGGATTCACATTGTCGCCGGTTATGGACTGGACGCGCGATTATAAGACTAAAGACGGTATGAGCCTGATTACAGGATTCTTTGAATGGGCGTATGCCGGACACGGTTATTATAGCGAGAGCGATTCACCTATTGCGCGTGAAGAGATTCCGGCAATTCTTGACTTTAGGGATATTAAAGCGTTCTTTGATAAAGAGGCTTTAGTTTTGGATAGAGGCGAGGCAGGAACGGACGCCAAAAAAGGCAAGGCGCGCTACAGAGAGCAGAAAAAGCAGCTTAGACGCGATACCGCTATTAAACTGTTTAACCGCTATTTGCGCGAAGGTTTGAGCATAGAAGACCAAAAAGACCTTGTACAGGCTTGGAACGATAAAGCAAATACTTTCGTAAATCCTGATTACACAAAGATTCCTATTTTCGTGGACGATATGAGTTCACATAAAGGCAAGAAGCCGTTTAAGTTGTTGGAGCAGCAGCTTAAAGGTATTTCTATGCTTACAAATAAAGGAACTGGACTTCTTGCTTATGATGTCGGCGTAGGTAAGACCGCTTGCGGTATTGTCGCCACAGTCAATCAGATTCAGACAGGACGCGCAAAAAAACCGCTTATTTGTGTACCGAAGGCAGTTTGTAAAAACTGGATAAAGTCTATTCATCAGTTATTCCCGGAAATTAAAATAAACGAACTCGGAAATCTTTCTAAAAAATACTGGAAAGAAGGAATGAAGATTGAAGAGGGAACTATTTCCGTATGTACTTATGAAGGACTTGAAAACATCGGATTCAATGAGCAGGAAGAAGCCGAAATACAGGAAGATGTAGAGTTTGGCGCAATGGAATCTACCGGCGGCAGCGAAGGAAAATCTAAAAGAAAAGCTGCAAGCGATAGCGAAAAGATTGCAGAAACAGTCGGCGAAATGTCGCGCACTCGTGATGAAGGCGTACAGTTTAGCGAACTTGGATTTGACCATATTACCGTCGATGAAGTTCACAACTTCCGCAATCTCTTCAAAATGCCTAAACACATGAATAAACAGGGTGAGAGCGAACAGGGCGAAAGTAATGAGTTTGACGGACTTGGAAGCGGTGGGCAGCCTTCTAACAGAGCAAAGAAATTGTTTGCGATTACACAGTTAATTCAGAGACATAACGACGGACGCAATACATTCTTGCTTTCGGCTACACCATTCCAAAACTCACCTACAGAGGTTTACTCAATTCTTTCATACATGGCACGCGACAAACTTAAAGAAATGGGATTCTACTCGCTCGAACAGTTTGTACATAACTTCTGTAAAGTGCAGCGCGAATATGTTGTAAAGGCAAACCGCGTAACAGAAGCACCAGTAGTAAAGGGATTTGAAAACCTTTCAGAATTGCAGGGGTTGCTCACAAACTACATGGATAAGGTAGACGGCGAAGAGGCAGGAGTTGTAAGACCTTATAAACGTATGCACGCGCCTGAACTTGAATTGACAGACTTGCAGAAGGCTATCATGGATAAATGTTCTGAATACATTGAAGAGCAGGAAGGACTTCCAAAAGACGACCGCGACGACGGTTATATGTTCCGCGCTATGAACGCTATGAAGAATTGCGCTTTAAGCCCGGCTCTTGTAGACCATTCTTTCATTCCTGACGGCTACGAAGCACCGAAAATGAGCGAGTTTGTAGAATCTTCTCCAAAGTTGAAGTTTACTTGTGATTCTATTATTGCGCAGTACAAAAAATCACCGACAAACGGACAGATTATGTATATGCCTAGCGGCGTTGAGCAATTCCCACAGGTTAAAAACTACCTGATTAAACACGGTATTCCAAAAGAAGCTATTGCAACAGTTGCCGGAGCAGCTACAACAGATAAGGCACTGGACGCAAGACAGGAAGTTTTCAACGAGTTCAATGACGTAAACGGTAAATGTAAGGTTATTATCGGTAGTTCAACAATCAAAGAAGGTTGTAACTTACAGGGTAATACTACAACAATTTACTGTACACAACTTGACTGGAATCCGACAGATGTACAACAGTTATGGGGTAGAGGTTGGAGACAGGGAAACAAACAACAGTTATGGGGTAGAGGTTGGAGACAGGGAAATAAGCAGGGAATTGTACATTGTGTAACACCGCTTATGCACGATTCTCTTGACCCGATGATTTATCAGAAACACGACGAAAAATCATCACGCACCGACGACCTTTATTCTTACAAGGGCGATACAATGAACTCTAACGATGTAAACCCGGAAGAGTTGAAATTCTCATTGATTAAAGACCCGAATAAGCGCGCTGACTTGCAGGTTATGGAATATACCGAAAAAAACAAGAGCGACCAAAGAATGTACGGACAGTTGATTGATGTACTTCACAAGCAGATTGATATTGCTTTTGAATCTGACGAAGCTATCAAAGAAAACGCAAAGAACGGCGTAAACTGGCGTTTTGAAGGCGTTGAAGCTGAACAGAAGAAAGTTGATGAACTTACCGCGCAGAAAAAGGAATTAAAGGAACTTGCCGCAAAGATTAAAAAAGATTTCAAAGGCAAAGAGTTTGATTTCTTAGGTAAAGACAAGGAACTTTTCGATAAACTTGAAAGTTTGGGAACTTACTTCAATCGTTATGCGAAAACATACGACCAAATTGAGCATAACATCGAGTACACCGAAAGTAATCTTGATGATAAAATTGCAACTTCAAAAGGTTACATTAAGACCTACAACAAGAATCTTAAAAAGGCTATGGATACAAAGGCAGCTTGTAAAGCATACCTTGATTCTAAAGGCTTGAAGACACAGGAAGATTGCGAGGCAAAGATTCAGGATTATGTAAAACTCATGGACGAAGCGCGCGAAAATGTTGATAAAGCAAAGGATATGCGCGAACAGTTCTTGCAGGAAGCTATCGCCTACAACGAAGCAAACAAGAAAAACTTACTTTCAGTAAATGAACTTGTAAAGCAGAATGTAGACGGAATTATGAACGATTTACACGCTATGGATGACGAGTTTAAGGCAAAGATTAAAGCCGAAAACGATAAGCGTTTCGGGCGCGATAATGTTCAAAAATCTTGGTGTTACTTTGACAAAAACGGAAATCTTTATTTCCGCAAAAGTGCATTTTCAAAATAAGCGTAACGGTGTATAATACCAGTACACTAAACCGTATCTAGGTTGTTACGCAAAAGCGAACGCCGATTATTCTTAGATTTATTCTAGGAGTAGTCGGCGTTTTGTTTTTTAAACTTGATTTTTCGGAGCGCACAATGAAAGACGAAAAACTTGATTACTTCAAAAAACTTGTTATTGAACATCTTGAATCTTTGGAAGCTGATAAAAAAGAACTTAAAAAATCACTTTTGGAAGCGGAGAGCATAGCGAAGAGCGGCAAAGGTTTGCCGGTTGGAACTGTAAGAGACTGGAAAGGCAAAAAGTATGTAAAAGTTGCGCCGGGCAAGTGGAAGCCTAAATATGACAGTCATTCACGCGGCGCGAAGTTATCTATCGCTGCACTTAAAAGAAAAGCGGACGAGTGCAAAAGTTCAGAGGAATTATTGCAGCTTGTACTTGAAAACCGCGAAAGATTCTCTGATGAAATGGGAAGACCGCTGCCGTTTGTAAAAGAATTGTCGGACTATATTTCTGCAAAAAATGACGAACTGGAAAACGGAAAGAAACCGGCAAAAGCAAAAGCGAAAAAAGAGAAAAAGACCGTCGCCGAAATGAAAGCAAAAGACGACGAAAAAATACAGGTAAACGAAACGCCGGAAGACCGCGCGCAGGTTACAAAAACACAGGCTTTTAATAAAGAAATTGAGACTTTGACAAATAGCAGCTATAAGGCTGATTCAGTTGAAGACGCTATAAAAGCACTGGAAAAACATAAAGAGTTTGTACACTCAATTATTCCACAGAATGAGACTTTACACGAAAAAGCAACACGCGAAGGGCGCGAAGAGGCTATACAGTCGATTATTGATAAACTCAAACAGGGAATTAAAGACATTATAGCGATGTTTGTAAAAGCCCCGGAAAAGAAAGCGCAGGAACAGGAAGAAAAAGAACTTGAAGAAAAATACGGCGCAGAGCCGGAAACAACAATAAAAGACATACGCGATAAATACGAAGCGTCAAAAAGTGTTACCGGCAATAAAAAGACCGTTACTCTTCCTGACGGAACTAAAATAAAATGCCATTACAAGATTGTTGAGGCAGAAGCACCGACGGCAAGCCATGACGAGCGCACTTTTGCGCCTTCTAAGGGATTCCCGACAACAAAGGACGGTAAAAGCGTAAACGACCGTGATTATCAGAATGACGCGGACGCACAGGAAAGCGTTAGAAAGATTGCAAGCAACTTCAATTCTCTTGCGCTTGAATCGCCGCCGATTGTTACAAAGGACGGTATTGTTATTTCCGGCAATAACCGCACTATGTCAAGTAAACTTGCTGCAAGACAGGGAACTGATAAAGCATACTTGCAGGATTTAAGGGAAATGGCGGACGAATACGGAATAGAGCCGGAAGACTTAAACGGCTTTGAGAATCCGCGCCTTATCCTTGAAACCGACAACGAGCATGAGGGCGACTACACTACAGAAGAGTTTGCGCAGTTTAACCGCGACACAAAAAAGACAATGAATAATGTTGAAAAGGCGGTAAAACTTACAAAAACACTTAATGCCGAAAAAATACAGTCGATTGCGGAAAGTTTGCAGGGATATGACACAATGGGCGAACTGTACGCCGATGTCAAAGGGTGTCAAGAGTTTGTAAATAAACTTATTTCCGCCGGAATCATCGGAGAAAACGAAAAAGCGCAGTATTGCCGCACTGACGGAACTTTGAACGATACAGGTAAAGACTTTTGCGAAACTGTACTTGTCGGTGGCGTACTGAACGAAGATAACATACGAAAACTTGACGGCGCAGGTGGTAAAAGAATCAGGCAGAAACTTGTAAGAGCCATTTTGCCGCTGATTGAAAACAAGGGAACTGGTAAAGAATATTCATTCAATACAGAACTTAATGACGCGGTAAATATCGCCGTAACCGTTGCAAAAGACCATGATACTTTTCCTGATGTCAAAACATATCTTTCACAGGGTAATTTGTTTGGAGAAAAAGAGCCTGACGCGGCAACTTCACGCCTTGCGGAGATTATTCACGATGAAGGCGAGAAAGCGTTTGCGCAGAGAATGAAAGATTTAGGCGCAGGATTGAGAGCAAGCGCAAGAGGCGAGCAGGATATTTTCTTAGGCGGTGTTGAATCAAAAGAAAGTTTGTTAAACAGATTCTTGGAAATAAAGAAATCCATAACGGATATTCTTTCTAAACTTGGTAAAAGAGAGCAGTCGGCAAGTTCACTTGTGGCGAGCGTTCTTAACAAAATATCATAAGCGAGGTAAAGCAAATGAAAGTTATGTTTTCAAAAGCGGTTTATGCCGAAATGGAAAAGGCGTTCGGTAAAAAAGACTTGTCGAAATTGCGCAAGGAAATAATTACCGATAAAAACGGACATCGTAAAACCGTTTACAAGAAAATCGACAAGCCGGAAGAAGGTAAAAACAAAGGCGCAGCAGCACCAAAAGAAGAGGAAAAACACTCTTACGCTCATACTACCGGCGACCACATTGTATTTAACAATGACGGCGTAGATATGACCGGCGAAATTGTAGGCGTTGGAAGAGACGGCGTTACAGTTAAAGGAACTGGAAACGCTAAAGGACAGACTTTCCGGGTAAAGCATGAAGATGTAAAACAGGTTACAAAAATGATTAACCCGAACGACGCTATCCGTGGACTTATGGACGCAAACAGTGTAAAAGCAGGTTGGCGCGGTACTAACGGTATGCAGCCGGATTCTTGCGACACAATCAAAGGACTTTATGAAACTATTGAAGCTGCAAGAGGTGAGTTTAATAACTTCACCGATAGTGTAACAAAAGAGTTTGCAGCCCTGAATCCTATTGTTATGAAACGCGCTACTTTGAAGAATGAGGCGCGAATCAAAGAAAAGTTGCGAGAAGACCAAAAACAAAACGACCTTAACGGTTGTAAAGATGTTGTTTATGATGAAAAATCTGACACCTATCATTGCCGTACAATCCGCGATTGCGATGGTCATACAATCTGTTTGAATAGTGTTGAAGATGTTGCAAACATTCTTAAACACCTTGACGGCAGAAAAGAAGTTGCGCGCATTAAAAATAACTTTGGTAAACCGTCGCCGGTTGGATATTCAGACATTAACTGTAATATCAAACTTTCAAACGGCGCAATCGTTGAATTGCAGGTAAACACTACCGCAAACATGGTTGCAAAAGAGCGTTACGGACACGCACTTTATGAGGTTTACCGTTCTGTTAAGGGCAATCCAAAGTATAAGCAGCTTGCTGAAATCATGGGAGAGGCACAGAAAGACCTTTACGGACTTTCAAACAAATATTCAAAAGAAGGTAACTTCCCGACAAGAGATATTCCAAAAGGCAAGGACGGCAATGCGAATATTTTTGACGGTGAGTATAAACACGCTCCTTATGCCGCTGCAATTCGCAGTCATGTAGATAAGGCTATGCCGTTGTTTGAACAGGCAAAGGCAGAAGGCGTATTGACCGACAAGACAATCGAGCATTTTGAACACTTGATTAACTACATAAAATAAGCATTTGACAAATTAAACTAGATAGTTTAAGATTAAAAACGCAGGGGGTAAGTTATGGATTACTATCTTGATGATAACGATTGGGTTTATGCAATCGACAAAAACGGTAAACACTACGCTTTTAATGCAAAGACAAAGAAACTTGAAGAGCGTTATAATTGCGTTGATATTATGTGGGGTGGTTGTACCGAAGAATACGCTAAAAAGCGAATGGAAGAACTCTCCGCAAATAATTAAGCGCACCGCTATTCTTTCCTGAATAGTCATAGCCCTAGCAAGTCTAGGGCTTTTTTTTATTTTAGGGAAATTAGAGGAAAATAGCGGAAATTTCCCTTAATTTTACTTTCCGGCTTAAAACGAAAATAGAGCCGATTATTATTTTACTTTTTATGCCGATAATTCAGGTATGAAACATATAGACTGTAAAACACCGCAAGGCAGGGCGGCGGAAGCTGATATTTTCCGCAAGAATAATAAAGACTGGGTAAAAGTAAAATTATTTGCTTATCACTCTTCTTTTGAGTTTTGCTTAGAAAATACAAGTTTAGAAGACGCGCTAAAATATCTTGATGATAACTTTGAATCCATTGAACAGGCAGAAGAAAAGCATTTTGAACAATGGAGCGACTTAAACGACTAATTATCTTGAATCAGAAAATAAATAATTAAAAATCTTGTTTAAGAAGTGATAAAAATACCCTTGTATCGCTCAATATCGGGCGTTTACAAGGGCTTTTTAATGCAGGTTGATAATTTACACTAAAAACAAAAATAAAGCGTTCTAAAACAATCCTAGAGCGTTTTTATTTTTTTTATTACAATTCGTCTATAATTACAAAACTTGCCTTTTTGCCGCGGTCTACTTCTTTTTGTTTTTCAAGCCATTTTCTTGTACATTCAGGACAGAGACCCTTAAACTCATTATTCTTTAAGGCAGATTCAGATAAAAGACAAAGTTTTTTCAATTCTGAAAGCGGTAGAAAAAGTTCTTTTCCGCACTCGGCGCAAACATACGGATTGAATCCAGTATGAATGAGTTTAACAACCTCTTGGGAAAATAAAGATTTTCCGCGACCTCTTATTTTCCATAACTCATTGTTTGTCATATTACACCTTAACTACAATCTCTTTTGAGTTTTTATCCAAAACACTGATATTCAATTCACAATCCAGTGCTGCAAGAATCCTTTCTAAATCAGAGACTTTCATATCATTACGATACAGTTTGTTAAAAAGGTTCTGCTTCGAGAATCCCATTTTTACAGACAATTCTGCAACGGTAATATTTCGCTTTACACATACAATCTTGATAATTTCGCTTACATTCATAAGGGATATATTAAACTAGATAATTCAATAAATCAATAAAAAGATTGAATAATTTTAGTAAAAAGTTTAATTTATTGATTGACAGATTAAACTAGATAGTTTAATATTAAGGTGTAGGGCGGCGGTAGAAGCCTTGCAAGGAGCGTACACATGAGAAAATCAGAAATCGGACTTTTGGAAATGAACAGTAAACTTGCGGCAGAAATCCTGAATCAGTTCGGCGGAAAATCATTCTTTTACATGGTGGGCGGTAAAGACCTTTGTATCAACGACGATAATTGTTTGCAGTTCAAAATCGGGCGCAATTCTGCTTCGGTTAATACCGTGTTTGTTGGTTTGAGAGCGGACGACACCTACTACTTGAAGTTTTCGCGCGTGTGGTGGAGCAACAAGGATTTTGAGCGCAAGGAAACAATCAAGAAGGAGTTCGAGGGCGTGTATTGCGACCAGTTGGCGGAACTTTTCAGAGAGACAACAGGACTTGAAACGAGAATGCCGCGCATTGTCGGATTCAATGCTTAAATTAAATCGCCGGGAATATCCCGGCTTTGTAAGGGGGAAATTATGAAATGGGAACTTATTAAAGCAATCGAAGAGCAGGGTTATAAACTTGCCGGACTTTCTGAAAATGGAATGGGAATTATAA